CTACACTTCAAAGCTATATTAATAGCTTCTAAGTTGCCCGTAGCTCTAATTACAATGCCAGCTGTTTCGTCGTACTCGACTTCCACACTGGATGTTACTCTGTAGATAGGCATGGTTGCCTCCTATTTAAAGGTTGTAGAATTTGGGGTTTCAAGGGCAGGAACTCGTCAGTCGCCCTTCGGGTCTTGCCGTCTTCAGCCAATGGCTTACTAATCTGCAAACATACTTTGCAATGGCTTACCAAGTTGAACAAAGTATGTACCGCTTCGTCTAGATAAATTAAGCAGTACTGCCGTGGTCCAAGTACATGAAGTCATCGTTAGATTGTTAGGCATATAGCCTCTGTTATCTCGATGTCAACCTTGGTTAGCAGTACCGCTTTAGAATTTGGGAGCAGTTTAGTCTCATACTCAGGAGAGGATATTAGAACAGGTCGATAAGTTCGCTAGCAGAAATAGCTTTCTTAATCTCACCAGTTTGTGCAGATTCTAATATACCTGCAACGTCTGACTCATCAAGAACGATGGACGCGTCACCGGCTGTTACAAATCCACAAAACTTTACTTCTGCATCAGTCTTATACATAACTTTAAGACTTTTGCCTTCCGTCTCTTCAAGTGACATTATAGGATTATTGAAGAGTGCTACTACCTTATCAACAGTCATTGCTGAAAGGTATTGAGCGGGTTCATAATATCGCTCGGAGTTGCCCAGAGTAAACCTAAGCTTTGGTGCTTTAGATTGATCTGGTTTTACTTTTGTAGCTTGGTTGTTGGTGTTTACACCCATGTTACTGCCTCCTAGAGAAGAGGATTAGTAATAGCATCTCAGGTTTTGGTTTTGAGATGCAGTTGTAGTGGCTTTTGAACCACCTCGTAGCCGTAGGCAAGAGCTTTTACTTTAGCTATCTAAAGATAAATAAAGGAACAGTATATAACCCACTTGGTTTTCCCTATTGCTAGCTAAGTGATCCGGATTACCGGTTAGCTAACAAGTAGGTGTGGCTCAAGACCCGTTCAGCACTGGCTTACTAGGAATTGTTATATACTGTTCCGATAGCGGTTCAGGAGGATGCTTGCCAAGACCATTGCCTTGATACAAGCATTAGAACCTATTAGCCGTAGGCTGATGGACTCTCTTTGCTCTCTCTTATTGTGTAATTATCTTATGTGTAAAGAATTTTTAGATTTTGAATTAGATTAGATTGGTTGGTTAGATTGGTTGAGGGAATGCAAGGAGACTCCGTACGGTCAGGTATTGGAGTCTCCAGTTGTGATGAGTTTACTGGTTGAGGATATTGGAACGAATAGCATTGTACACTTCAGGATCGATACCTGAGTTCTTGCAGAGGTCTTCGTTTGATTTGTAACGAACGACCGCTTGTTCCACACGAGCGTCGATAATGGAGTCAGTACCCATTGAGACGAGGTGGAAGGTGCCGTCGAGGACTACTTTAGTAGTATCGAGGGCGCGATCAACAGAGTGATCGAGGGTTTCTAATGATTTAATAGCCATTAGTATCTCCTTAAGGAAGATTAATATTACCTAGTAGCCGTAGGCTAAGGTGTTCTGTGTAAAGATCGTTTTTTATTTTAGGGGCGGGGGTAGTTTCCCGCCAAGTTGACTTTGCTAGTTAGTACTGCACTTACACCTAAAAATAAAAAATTGCTAATGGCGTTATGGCGCTGGACCATCTTATTAATTAAGCCCCGTGGGGCTAATTAATATAAATAATATTAATTAATAAGGACGACGGGCTGTAGTCCCGAAGGGACGAGAAGCCCGGAGGACGCTTCTTATTCTTAGAAGGGAGTTAGTCCTTTAGATAGAGTAAGTTACAAATAGTTTATTCTCACATCTGAGATTAAACAGGGTAGTTAACTCTCACATCTGAGATTAAACTGAAGTTAAGTGTTGCTATTTGTTGTTTTATGCTATAAAACAATACGGGTGTAAGCGATAAAACAATTGAAGTGCACTCTACTTATACTAAGTGAGTAGCATATTCCAATTGATTGCAACTTGACTTACGTGAAGCGAGTTGGAAATAACTTCACTCGTCGTTACACTTGTAAAAAGTAATGGAGAAAGTTTGACTTTTTTAAGTGAGTTGGAAATAGGAGCGTGATTAGTTACACTTGTATGTAAGTGAGTTGGAAACTTCCCAATTAAAAGGGTACTCATACCATGAATACTAAGAGACAAAACAACTTCAAGCATAAAAATTATGTATATATTATAGAAAAGAAGATAAAAGGTAAGTGGGGACTGGAATGGGATTGTGGGTGTTTCTTAACTTATGACGTGGCTGAGATGTCTATGAAAGAACTTGATAAATACACCAAGCATCCGGAGGATTATAGACTAGTTATGTATATAAGTGAGCATCCCCAAAAGTAAAGGAAAGCCCGTTCACCCAAGGAGGAGCAAAGATGAACGGGCAGTCCAGTACTACAGAGACCAAACATAAAAAGGGTACACCAAGAAAAGGAGGACGTCAATGTTTAACAAATTTCAACTAGGAACCCCGCCAGCTACTCTATTAGCAAATAATAAGTTATCAAGTGACGCGGCGCTGGTTTTATTAAAAATGATGTACAAGATTAATAGAGTGAATATGGTAGTAGGGACCCCTAAAACTATATGTGATAAGTCTGGGATAACACTTCATGACTTTCATCGTGGGTTGAGGTCCCTGAAGAAGTTTGATTTTATTAGGAAATATACTAAAAAAGAGTATATGCTCAATCCTGATATTATGTTTAACGGAAATGATAGACAGTATTTTATAGTTAAGCACATGTGGGATACGCAAACTAGCCGAGGACTTAGAAGTGAGTAAGTACGTTAATTTAGAAACTGCAGGTGAGTGGTCCTTATCCAGGACGGCCTTTGCTCTATTGCTACCCTTAACGTTATTGTCCAATCAAAACAATGAGATAGACAAGAAAGCGTTTATTAAATTGGTTAGTTGGATTAAAGATTACAGAACTTGGAATAAATATTGGAAGGAGCTGGAGGATAGTAGTGTTTTAGTTCAAGTAGATAAGAATACATGGATGGTGTGTCCGCATGTGTGCTATACCGATGGTATATCTCATAATGCCTTAATTCACAAATGGAACGAGGTTCGTAATGCAATTAACTAATTTAGCAGATAACGATACTGATTTAGAAACAACAGATTACTTAACTAAAGAAATGCTGACCGGCGCTGTGCCTGACAAGCGATTCCGTAAACATATAACAGATAAGGTTGTTGATATTATTAATTCCGAAACTGATAGTGAACTAAGAAGAGTATTTAGAGACAACGCGTTAACATACTCTTCTGTTTTATCTCATGGAAAATATTCTCTAGCGGCGTATGTTAATGCCGTAAAATTTGTTTCTCTCAAATTAATGGGAGATAAAGCATCTACTGCTTATAGCAAGGTGTTTCCAGATCGATACCAGAATTTATTAGATAAAGGAGCGACGGGGTCTTATATAGCTAGCTTTGCTGATAATTATAGTAAGACTGGAATAATTACAAAAATAATGGAACAAACCATGGTGCCTACGCATATCTTGAATGCAGGCGTCTACCAGGAAGCTATTAATACCCAAGCTGAATTAATGCGAACAGCTAAATCAGAATTAGTAAGACAGAAGGCAGCTGAAAGTTTAATGAGTAATCTAACAGCTCCAACCGCTGCTAAAGTTGAAATCGATATTGGATACAGTAATGACATAGTAGAGGATTTACGTGCAACTACTAAAGCACTTGCACAACAGCAGTTAAAAATGATCTTAAATGGACAATCTAGTGCTAAAGAAATAGCTCATAGTGAAATACTAGCTCGAAAGGTTAATCCTCCACCGCCGCCTGTTGAGACAACTTATGAGGTAATTGATGACTGATATATTTGATTTTTTACCTCATCGTTACCCATTTCTTATGATAGATCGTGTGGTTAGTGTTGATACTTTAGAAATTGTTGCATTAAAAAATATAACAAATAATGAATCATATTTTCAAGGGCACTTCCCGGGTAACCCCATATTGCCAGGAGTCTTTATACTAGAATCTATGTTTCAGGCAGGAGGGCTACTCAACATACATTGTGCAAAATCAAAAAAAGACTCTAGAGCTACTAGTGCTTACCTTACTCAAATCAGTAAAGCTAAATTTAATAAACCGGTTATACCAGGAGATCAATTATATGTAAAAGTATCTGTTTTAGCTAATATGGGTTCTGCTTGTAAATTTATTGGTAAAGCGTATGTAGATGACGTAATAGTTGCTGAAGCTAGCTGGATGTCCATGGCACCTAAAGAGGAGTGATATGTTAGTTAAAAAAACAGTAGATGATTGGCTTAATGATTGTGAATATGGGGACGATCCTAATTATGTGCCTAGTGAATTTGCTTTGGAATTTATCTCGTTTATTAAGTTAGTTAATGGAGTGAAAGGAGAAGAGAATAAAACTCCTGTGATTCATTATAAAATGCTAGATAAAATTGCGGGTAAAAACCAGAACACGGCTAACATGTGTGCTCGTGGTCTTGCCAAGACTACTATATTCGCTGAGTATTTGTTTCTGTATCTAGCGGTATACGGTGCTATACCTGGGTTTGGGACGGTAGACTATGCTTTATATCTTTCAGATAGTATTGAAAACGGTGTAAAGAAGATGCGACTTCGTATGGAGCGTCGATGTGAGCAAAGTGAGTTTTTAAAATCATTTATTAAAGAATCTAGATTTACAGATATCAGGTGGTATTTTAAAAATATGGAAGACAAAGAATTTGTTGTTACTGGTCATGGTGCGAAAACAGGTGTTCGTGGTACAGTGGAATTGAACACGAGACCACAACTTGCAGTACTTGATGATTTATTAGGAGACGAAGATGCTAGGTCTGCGACTATTATCGAGAATGTGGAAAACACAGTCTATTCGGCTATTGATTATGCACTACATCCTGCTAAGAGGAAGGTTATTTGGTCTGGGACTCCGTTTAACGCTAAAGATCCTTTATACAAAGCTATCGAATCGGGAGTTTGGCATGTTAATGTCTACCCGGTTTGTGAAACATTCCCCTGTAGTAAAGAAGAATTTAAAGGCGCCTGGGATGATCGATTTAGTTACGAATATGTTAACAATCAATATATTAAAGCGAAAGGCGCTGGGAAACTTGATTCATTTAATCAGGAGTTAATGCTACGTATTACATCAGAAGAAGATCGGTTAATTAAGGATTCAGATATAATCTGGTATAAACGCAGTAACGTGTTGAAAAATAAGGGTGCTTATAATTTTTATGTCACTACTGACTTTGCAACTAGTGATAAACAGCATGCTGACTTTAGTGTAATCAATGTATGGGCGTACAATAATAACGGAGATTGGCTTTGGGTAGATGGATATTGTAAGCGGGCCCTAATGGATCACACGATAGATGAGTTATTTCGATTAGTTCAAGAATATGGACCACAAGAAGTAGGTATTGAAGTTACTGGACAACAGGGAGGATTTATTAGTTGGATCCAAAATGAAATGGGACAACGTAATAATTACTTTACTTTGTCTAAGGGAAAAAATAGTAATACAATAGGTATTAGGCCTACTAAAGATAAAATGAGCCGGTTTCAGCAGAACGCTGTTCCGCTGTTCAAATCTAAAAAAATATGGTTGCCTGAAGAATTAAAAGATAGTGAGGAACTTGTAGAGTTGCTTTTTGAGTTGTCTTTAGCTACTCTTAAGGGGTTTAAAAGTAAACATGATGATCACATAGATACGATCACAATGTTGGCAGAATTAAATGCGTGGAAACCAAGTGAAGTAGGACCACAAGCAGAAGATAAAGACGAATTAGAGAACTCAGTTATGTGGGGTGATGATGGCAGTACCAAGAAAGCAGGAGATAGTTCCTACTTTGTTTAGTAACTCGTGCCAACTCGTCCTCTCAACGAGTTGTGCTTCCTCCCGGGTAGGTAAGGGTTTCGGTACTCTTGCCTACCTCCTTCTTAAAGGATATTAGTATGAAAGTTTCTGAATATGTTGATTACTTAACTACTGGAGAATGCAGCAAGCTTGCTATTGCTAGTGTTGGTGACATGTCTTCTAACCCAAGCCCATCGCCTTCTGCAGTACAGGTAGTTAACCAAAACAAATTTATTAATTATGTAAATTTAGCTAATCTAGCTTTACACAAACGATTTCATTTAATGGTAAAAACATATGAAATGGATAATCCATTAGACGGAGAAGAGTTTACTTTACCTTCGGATTTTCTTGTTCCTATTCATGCATATTACGCTTCAGATTTTGTAGAGGTAGCTATTAAAGATGATTCAGTAAAGCTAGTACAAAAAGTAGATCAGCATGTAGCTATTCTTATACCTGAACCATTTAAAGCAGTGATTAAAGGCACAGACGCAGAGTCACCAAAGCGTACTCAAATTCTTTTAAAATATGCAGCAGCGCCAAAAAAAGCTAAAACAACTTACACAGATTTAAAAATTAATGAAGTATACACAGAAGCACTATTAAATTACTCCGCGTATAAAGCACATGTTACTACTAGTGGAGATATGAAAGATGAAAATAACACTTATTATTTGCGGTATGAAGCTAGCTGTAAGCAACTTATTAATTCTGGCATGTGGGGTAATAACGAAATAGAAGTTAATACTAAATTAGAGGATAATGGATTTGTATAATTAATTTGACTTTATAAAGTATTAGAGTATTCTACACCTGCAAACATTGCCAATGCTGAGAACAACCTCCTAAGGAGTTAACAATGGCATACTATGAAACTATTAATGTCGTCTCTGGTGATACTAAGCCAGAGATCAACTTAACATTAAAAGATAACACCACCGCTGCAGCCGGTCTTACTCTAGACCCAGACGACTCAACTACATGGGCTGTCATTGATATTTCCGATCCCTCCGTTACAGTAAAATTCCGTGCCTTAGGTGCTACAACCGTTTTAGATACGATGACTTGTATAAAAGTTGCTCCGTATACCGATGGAAAATGCTATATGCCATGGGGTGCTACGACTTTGGATGTTGCTGCGGGTACTTATGAAGGCGAAATTTCATTAAATTATACTGCTGGAGGCGTCTTAACTTTATTTGATAGAATGAAATTTAAAGTAAGG